TATTTCACCTTTTAAATTGGTATGAAGCATTGCTTCTTGTATCTTGTCAATAATTTCTTGTGTAAGTTTCATAATTAATCCTCGTGGTCATCCCATTGATCGGTTAGACCTTTGTTGTTAAAGAATGCTCTGTAAATTCCAAACCCTGATAGTAATACCAGAATTACTAGGATTGATATACCAAATGTTTGATTTGGATCAGCATTATAGTGGGGTATAATAGCATTACACTTAGTCCATGTACCTGGTAAAGTATAAACTGGTGGGCATGATAAAAAAATCATTCTTGTGATCTCCATTGTTTTCTCATTGTAACATAGATATCGTTTTTTGCAACCATATCCCTAACACGTTTAAATATTTGTGCAGACTTAGCATACTTACTCGTAGCATGATCTGGTTCTTGGGGTCTTACGTTACCTTCATCATCATATTTCTTGCCTGTGTTATGATTAGCGTAACGTCTTGACCTTGTAAAACCCATCTCCAAAAACTTACGACACATATCCATACCTATAAAGTCTTTCTCTTCTAGGTAATCTAGATACATGTCGAAGATAGTATG